ATTTAAAACAGTTGATAATCCAAGTTTTTTCAAAGAAACATCGATATTATCAACTGTTTTTCTAATCAATTTTTTAACGTCTATATAAACTTGCCTAAAGCACTTGTTTGATAATTTGGCTTGATTTTGTTGTTTTCTCTCAATTCCAAACCCAATCTTTTCATAAAAGATAGAAGAATCAACGCTTGATAACAACAGCTGTATCATGGGTCTGCAATTGTTGCTAAAATTAGTTTTATAACGCTTAGTCTCAGACAATTTAGTCAAAATACCAAAATTTGATAATACCATTCTCAATTCATTTATCAGATTTCTGGAAGTAGAAGTATATCCAACATTCCCATTATTTCTGTTAGAGTGGCCATCACCATCAAAAAGACCTCTTAAAAAAGAAGCAACAATATTTTCACTACATTTCATTATTTGGGTAGGTATGCACTTTCCATAACAATCGCGATCAACTTTCAACCATGACAAAAATTCACAAAATCTTTTACAACCAATCGTAAATCTTCCACCATTACAATGCGAATATCTAACATTTAACCCAATGTTGTTGTTTAGCAGAAAACGTTTTATTTCATCTTCATCATTATAGATTGTGGCACGATAGTCTTCATAAGATCCTTCAGAAACAAACAACCCAACAAAATACGCTAATTCTTCATTCCATTTTGCTGGTGGATTCCACATATATGTCGTTCCACCAGTAATTTCTGGGACAAAATCGATTTCATCACAATCTCCAAAAACATTCATTCCATAATGAATCGATAAACAATCTCCAACTTTTATATTATCAACTTTTTCTCTAATAATTCTGCCATCTCTAAATATTGGCAAAGGATGATCCAGAGATGCTTCAAGATTATAGCCAAATTTTGTAGTGATGATTTTAGTTGGCTGCTCAGGTAGTTTAATATATTTAGTTGATTTTTCTAATTGATTTCCATCGTAGATCATGAAATTGCAATCACCAACATCGTTATCGCCCAACAATGAGCCAATTTTACTAAATCCCTTATCAGTCAATACAATTGAATCAGGATTCACACACCAAGCCACCTGAAATAATTCACCAAATGAAGATTGATCCCTTCCAGGGAAAATATACTCAAAATTGTGCGCTCTAATTATTTGCCTAATTAACTCCTCAGCATGAGACATGATTTCATCACGTAGGTATACATCGACACAACCCCTTTTAACATATCTGTCTAACAATTTTTCGACAGCTTCATTATCGAAATACATATTTTTCTTGCGTTTTTTTGATTTAGACTTCTCTTCGGCCATATATTATATACGAAAGATAACCAAATCAATACAACAATCTTTATCAATAAATCAATACAGATACATGGTGATAAATATTTATACCATGAGACTAAATATATTAATAGTAGAACAAAAATCACAATAATATGTAAAAAACACGGCAGATTTACACAATATCCTAGACATCATCTAAACACTAGTGGGTGTAAGAAATGTGCAAATGAAAAATTGTCAAGAAATTATAAATACACAACCGAAAAATTCATCAAAAGGGCATCCATAATACATAATAATAAATATATTTATGATAAATCTGTTTATATAGATTACAAACATACGCCAATAACGATAACATGCCCAAAACATGGAGATTTTAAACAAACAGCTTGCAATCATCTGACAAGAAGCAAATGTCCCAAATGCAGTACAGAAGGCACATCCAAAAAATTAACATTACCTTTTGAAAAATTCATAGAAAAAGCAAATTCAATACATAATTATAAATATAAATATTGTAATTACAAAGGATATAAGAAACCATGCACTATAATATGCCAAACACATGGCTCATTCATTCAAACGCCAAGTAATCATTTATCGGGTAAAGGATGTCAAAAATGTCCATCAATAATATCAAAGCCACAGCAAGAAATTATAGATTTCATTAGGTCAATAACTGACTGCGAATTGATAATAAACGATAGATCGGCAATTCAACCACTAGAAATAGACTGCTATCTACCACAAAATAGAATAGGCATTGAATATCATGGTCTTTGGTGGCACAACAACAAAAATAACCATCAAGAAAAAGCTATAAAAGCACAAAATAACTCGATAAAACTAATACAAATATTTGAATATGAATGGTCAAATAGTAAAAATATAGTAAAATCAATCATAAAACATTATCTCAATAAATCAAACAAAATATTTGCAGCGCAATGCCAAATTTCAACAATACCAAATAAAACAAACTCAAAATTTTGCGAATGCAATAACATACTAGGAAAATCAAATTCACAAATATGCTATGGATTATTTGATAATAATACCCTAGTATCTACGTTATCATTTAATAAAATTGCAGACGGCCATTATAAAATAAATAGATATACAACCAAAACAAATTATATAATAACTAATGGATTAAAAAAATTATTAAATTCATTTATAAAAGAATACAAACCAAAATCAATATTGTCATACTCAGACAAAAGATATCCCATTGATGATATACTTATAAAATTTAATTTTAAATATATAGAGACAACAAAACCAGATTATAAATATTTTAAAAAAGACAAAATATGGTCAAAGCACCAATTGCAAACAGATATATTAAAAAATGATTATGGAATAATATATGACGCAGGATATGATAAATTTATACTAAGTCTATGATTTAGGCATTTTATACCTTGATGAAATGAATTTTCTAGCATCAATAACTACATTGCCAAATATTATTTTGGCCTGATATCCCATATTACAAATAAAATTCAACCTCTTCCGAGAATGTCTCAAAAGGTAATGATTTCCAGTGTAATAATAGTCAAACACCCTGGCCCAACCCCTATCATTATTGCGAACTCCCCTGCCAATAATCTGGTCAAAATTGCTTTTATTTTTTCCACCACCAATAATATGCATATTGTGGGCACCACCGCCCAAATCCATGCCTCTCTTACCAACTTTACTAACTATCAGCACATTGATATCACCATCTTCAAAACTTTTAATCATTGTTTGCCTCTTTTTAAACGGAACTTTTCCATAAACAAAAGCAGAATTTGGCAATATTTCGTTTAATTTTTTACCAAGATCTTCAACATTAGAAGTATCAATAATCAATAAATGTTTTTCATTTGGCCAATTTTCTATTGACTTTTTAATTACTATATGAAACTCTGGATTATCAATGATTATATTTCGTTCAGCTACATCAAATGCTGTCTTATCTTTTGGGTTAATCTCACCAAATTGCATCATATAATACTTTACCGGCTGAATCTGGCCTATCTCTTCTAGTTCTCTCCTCTCAGATCTTGATGAAATAGGACCAAAATAACCACGTAAGCGCATTTCCTCTACTGGTTTGTCTGGGTCATAAGGAGTACCACTAAAACCATGTACATACCTGCCACTAAACCACTCTTTAAAAAGTGGAACATAATTATTTGATGCAGCATTATCCATTTCGTCAACTAATAACAATTCACATTCAGAAACCATATGTTGTAATTCTCTGCACTTTTTCAATCTGGTGTAATACGATTTCATTGCTATATCAAAATACCTCTTCTTTTCATAAGAATACCATAAAACAAATGCCCTCTTTAATTGATTATCATAAAAATCATGAATGTATTCAGTATCTTTCCATATAGATACATTACTATCACCAATAATAGAAGATATTACATCCAAATCATTTTTAATCAAAAAACTAATATTGTCGGCAACATCATTTACAACTTCATTCCAATCCTTATGCTCAGGAACTATACTAAATAAATCAATTCTATCTTTTTTATTTTTCTTAGTATTTTTATCATATAAATCCTCAACATAGTCCAGCACACATGATCTACGCCAAGCATCAATTGCTTTTACTGACATTATAGACTTCAATTTATCAATATTTTTAACATACATATTATTAAAATCTTTTTTCAGTGTTGATATTTTTACATCAAATTTTTTCCACTGTGGTTTTTTCGGTGTTTGTAATGCAGCTATTGAACCAACACATACCACATTACCTTCTGGCATTTTACCAGAATAAAACTCTCCAATATCATCATGATGAACTACATTAAACAACTTTAAGCTCTTAGTTATTTGATTTAAAACTATAGATTGTTCTGTAATTATAACTGTCGGGCATCTAATTAATTTAACAATTCCAGCCATCATCAATGACTTTCCACCACCAGTTGGATGAAAGTGAGTGCAAACCTCATAAATTGGATGTTGAGATGCTTTGCATACTGCATTCCAGCATCTCATTTGATGCTCATGAGCTATTATTTTTCTACCATTTATCTCAGCATCAATAAGTTGATTATCGAAAGACCCAGGAGCTGGAACAGGGTATTTAGACTTTGACCTATTATCAACAATATCAAACGGGAAATCATTTTCAATACATAATTCTATAACATCCTTTAAATATCCTCTAGATAAAATCTGATTTTGTGCATCATAAAACCTATGATAACCATCCCAAGACCCACGATACATGCTTATCTTATGTCTGGCCTGTGGATCCTTAACACTAAAACGCTTCTTCAAAACTTCTTCATGAAGTTCGAATATCTGCGCCAAACGCAACGTATGATTATCAGATATAATAATCTGCACTCATTTTAAAATACATATTTAATCGTCAGAATCTTCATTTTCCTCATTATCATTCAACCTATCAACAATACCAATAATTGGTTGAGCGTGCATTCTAATTATTGTTGAAGCAGTCTCAGAAAAATATTCTGAACCAGTTCTAGCCTTGGCTATATCGACAGCTTCAGACAAACTCCCCCTATCTATCTTATATAGCACGCTCTCATTACCCTCAGCGACAACATCATCAATTTCGAAAGTGTCAGAATTTATTTTCACTATTGCTTTATGACTTATTCCATCAATATCAACTCTAGTTGGTATGTTTTGGTGTTCATTAATCAAATCAATATTTAATCTAATTATCTCAGGCAATGATTCTAAAACAACACGTGCCGCAGCTATTAGTTTAGCCTCCTCAATGCCAAAAGCAGACATGGCTTCCTCAGGAGATCCCAAACCTCTGCTATCCAAGTAATTTTTGATCTTTTCTTGTGCCTTTTTCCTTACTTGAGATATTCTAACCTTACTAACACCAAATGCATCAGCTATTTCAGTAGTGCTTTTAGGGCCTGACTCGGAATAATCACCATCTGAAGTTATACCATAAGTAGCAAGCATGATGATTCTTTGCTGGTCGCTTAGTCCTACTTCATCAGATGTAAACAAATTACTCAAAAGTCTTACTGTGTCCATTTGCTCTTTTGCAGCTTTGGTACCAGAGTCAGCATCACTAGACAATCTAGACACATACGTCGCTTCGCCATCTTCATTATCAACTGGTGTATCAGCACTAACTGTCGCTCTCGACCCCTTCAGAAAATCAGTCTTCCCACCAACATTAGGCTTAACACCAGAAACATTAGAAGTTGGAAAATCTCTAGTTCCAGCAGCAGCACGTTTAGTTTTAGACATAATATAAGGGAACACATGTGATGTAAAAGGTGCGAGACCCTTATCAGACTTAACAGCATCAATTACAGCTTCCATAGCTGCAAGCAAAGCTTCATCTTGGCCAAAATTTGGAGTTGAGTACTTACGTGCCGCAGCTATTAATGTAGGCTTCAAAGCAGATATTACTTCTTCCAATGTCCAACCTTTATTCAATGGATCTTTAACACCTTTCAAATCATTTAATGTCTTACCCTTCTTTGGTCCCGGTATATTAGTCCAATCCCTATAATCATCATCTTCTTGTTCAGTGATTGAATCACCAACAGAAAACACCTTTGACATTTTTTCATCAAATCCAAACATGACTACATACCTCCAATTATATTAAATTTGCCGTGTTAGGAACTTTACGCATATCCGGAAGATCCCTTTTAGGAGCCCATGACTTAACTGTATGCAACAAACTTATTAATTTATCATTATGAATATTATTAATATCAAATTCATCATTATCATCTTCTGATTCAGCATTATCTACATCAATCTTTTCGATTTGACGTTGATTCATAGGCACAGAAAATTCAAAAGAATCACCCTCAACAGTTCTACTACTACCCATGTCAATGTTATTTTTATTCAAATCACCCAATTTCATCATTTTCCTTTGAATGTTTTTTGATTCTTCTTATTTGCATTTTCAACCCATTAATCATTTCTTCCGGATCTATCGATTGAGCCCTAAATTTTTCCAAGATATCGTTAATTTCATCTTTAGATGGAAAATACTCTTTTAAATATGGTATTATTGATTTAGCCAAATCTCTTGCCTTACTGTCATTTATATCACTATTGCCTATTTCATTATTATCTGAACTTTCCTGATCAGATTCAACCTCAGTATCATCCAATACAGCTTCAGAAAGCATATTATCATCACTGCATGAATATAACCTAACACCTATTTCATCTAATTTATCTTTATCTTCTTTTGTAACATTTCCAAATATACAATTAATACCATTCGATGTAGAAACGGTAAAACGATCTTCACCAAGATACTTAATCACCTTAACTATTCCACGCCTATTTAATACTTTCATCTGATTGCTACCGTAAAATATGGTGATGATCTAGTCTGTCCATCGGGTAATTGAACATCAACCCTATACTGATATGTTCCTTTCAAAAACCTATTTGTATCAAAAAGATATTTTATTACATATGGATTAGACCTAAATGACCCCTGTCTTAAGCCTATCTTCATAGGTTCAGAATCGATTAACAATTCATGGCATCCAGTTTGTACAGTTATGGTAGCACTTAGGGAAGGCAATATTGATCTAATCTTATCGGAATCATAATCATATAGTGGAAGAGGTGTTAATCCAACTTCCAAATAACGTTTTTCCGGTTGTTGAAATCTTTTATCTAATGGTTCAAAACCTAATCTAATATTTTTAAGACCATCATCAACAAACCACCCACGGCCATTTACATAAAATTTATTGCACTGGCTTTGTAATTGAGAATCATCATCACAAATATTAGACTCTGTGACAGAAGTAATATCAGTAATATCAGTAACATCAGTAACATCAGTTCCTTCACAAGAGTTGCAGGCAGTACCAACAAACTCCCACACATCAAAATAAACACCAGAGTCAAAAACATCTGGGCATAAATTTAAATTAAGTATAAAGCAGCCAGGAGTGAATTCTGGGTCTTTATCAGTGCCACATAATGCAGGATCAGATGTGTCATTGCAGCGTTTTAACATCCCATCATAAATATATTCTTTAGATAAATCAAAATCATCATCTGTAGGCTCTGGAAATACCATTTGTGTTACCAGATTTTCATCATTAACCGAGCATTTGTATATCTTGACTGAACAAATGGCCGCTGGGTCCGCTGGTGAACCATTATTTAAAAACTGTACATTTAAAGCAATGTCATCACATACAGCACCACTAAGACGTTCTCTAGTTGGCATGTTTTATATTTGCACTTCTATTTTCTTACACTAGGCTTCGGTATGCCAGAACTTGCCTTCCTTTGTTGCCTTTTCTCTTCATCGTTTTTCTTTTTAATTTCTTCATTATATCTAGACAAATACCAAGTACGCTCCTCGGCGGTCATCATTCTTTGTTCTTCTAAACTTAAACCACAATACTCCTTAAGAAGGAATATGTGATTCCATATTGCCCAATACTGTTTCTCTAAATCAACACTAGTTATTGGGGCGAAAAAAGTTTTCGTTAAATGGCAGATTCACATTAAATTCATTTTTGCAATCATCATTAACACAAACTACATCCAATGTTGTGTCAATGCTGGGGCTTACATCATCCAAAAATTCCCTAATGCGGGCGGTATCCCTCTGATGCATACTGTCGATTATTGTATCTAATTTGACACGGTCATCATAAAGTTGACCGTCAATTGATATTGCCACGATTTGTGATTTCATATTATTTTCATAAATCTTTTCAAGATTTTGACCATCATTACGAATTATTGTCTTTTTATTTTTCTGTCTAACCGATACACGACCACGTCTAACCGGATCAAATATTTTATCTTCTCCTGGCCGAGACATACGCATTATGTCATCTACACGGATCATACGAACTAAAGCACAAACAGACTTACCAAATGACTTAGTAAGAATTGGCAATTCAACCTCAAATGGTTCTTCACTATAATCTTCATTAGCCCAATTTATTGTGCTATTCAAATTACTCAGATCAAATGTAAATGTATTTTTGGTTTTACAATTAGGGCAATCAGCCACAAATTCATAATCAGGACCATGAGTTATACCACGAAGATAATAAAGTAGAAAATTGAAGTCACCCGATAACATATCCCTAATATTAAACTCATTGGGAAGCCTGGCACATGCCTCAATGACTTTATTTAAAAGTTCTCCATTAGCAATCAATCTTTGGTTGGTTAGCATCTTATCAACATCTACACCCATAGGCTTAACTTCAAGCCATCCATCAGGTATTAATCCACCATAATATAAACCCTTGCTTGGCAATCTAACTTTTTCCCAAGGGATGTAGTCATTTTTAACATGACCTATAAGTTGGTCAAACAAATCACGAGATTCGCTATAAGCACCTTGAGATTCTGCATTTCGAACAACAGCATCAGGCAGCTGTTCCATGTCTTCTTCATTTTCAGTCATACAATATTTACTAACACACAGACATAAGAAGTTTCATGTTTCCGCAATTCCAGCATCTTCTATAACCATTGTTAAACATGTTTTCATGTTCAGTCAAATTACTATCATAAATTTCTAACTTTTTAGACAACTTATGCTTTTGAAATTGCTGCCGTGAAAACACATTCCTATTCTTATAATAAAAATATCCAGGTTTTGAATAATCAATAATATCAAAGCCAACCTTACGGTAAGATTCGCCATTTGAATAATCTAAACTAGCATAAGTCATTATGTGGGTTGGTCGATAATCTCTAATAAATTTCTTAAATAACTTACTCATACCACCAACTACAGTAATGCCATGTTTAGATGCAAACCTGCTAACCTCCCACCCAAATGTTTTATGACGATTAAATCCTATACAGCAAACAATATCATCATCATGACGCAACCCAATCTTAATTGAAGATCCAGTATTGCCTTGCAAATGATTTTTATTCATAAACTTAGAAAAGCTTTTATTATCAACATACTCAATTGAACATTTTCTAGCAAATATTCTTTTATTAATTCCTAATTTGCTAAGTATCATTGACTTTATAATTTCTTTTTTATTATCCCATAAATGCTCCCACACGTAAAACAAATCAATTCCATTATTAAAACACAAGTTTCTTTTATTCTTATGTCTATTCTTTTCCTCTATAGTTTCTGTATCGCCAAATGAATGCCAATAAAGTCCATTAAATTCAATAGCTAACGATTTATCAGGAATATATAAATCAATTTCTAAACCATTTAAAACTTTCCTATCATTAATCAAAACATCACCAGAATAAAAGCTTTTAATATATTCATGTATCTCAAGATGTCCAGAAGATACCGAAACAGAACAATGTGGGCATCCCCTACCAGACAGGTGACTGTTTGGTGATTGATAAAAAGGACCGTGATCAGTACACACTATTTTGACTTTATCGCGAGTATTTGTGTATTGAACACAGTCATAATTATACTTTTCACCATGAACTGCTATAGACTTACTTATAAAATCATCTAGTTTAAGTCTAGTGCTATCTATACCACATTTTTTACATCCAACACCATTTAAGTGCCTTGCTGGTGTTTGATAAAATTCACCATGGTTTGGACAAATAATACACACTTTATTATGATATCCATCATAGTCAACTTTTGAATATTTGTATTTGTCGCCATGTATACCTTTAGATCTATTTATAAAATCATTCTCTGACATCTTCATGCTATCAACATACTTATTTCTAATATCTTTATCTGACCATTTCTTTTTCATTGTGTTAGATATTGATTTAGATCTTACCAAATCAGACTTGCAATATGATTCCTTATACTTTATCCTATTAATGGAAGATCTACAGGACACACATAAATCATCACCCATAATTCTCATTTGATTTTTCCAAGTAACAAATTTTACAGATCTAACATTGCCACACTTGCTACATTTTACTAATATTCTATCAATTCTTCTAAATTCATCTCTTTTCTTGTTATATAACTTTTCTGATTCATCCCATAAAATCATATAATATTTACTTTAATAATAGAATGAATTTAACTAACTACAAAACGAAAAAGGCCGCTATCACAGGATAACGGCCTTTTTTCCACTAGTTTTAAAATATGTTTTTGTTATGCTACTTTAGTAGCTCTATCATATTTAAGTGAGACATCCACCGTTTGTATCTCTGTGTTGGTGTAATCCAAATCATTCCAATTAAGATCGATTGGCCAACTATTGTCAATCTCCCACTGTTCAATAGAACCACCTGCACCATCTGTCATATCAAGTTTGCACTGTTTTTTATATTCACGAGGTAGAGAAACAGCAGCATTATTCACATCTATGACCCGATTTAACCACTCCCAAATTGCTTGAGAAGAATTAATCGGATCCTGAACATCATAGAATACTAAAGAAATTGGTTCCCAATGATACTTACCAGCAAAGTATACTTGTTCTTGATCGTGATGCATGACCACTTCTTCAGTTACTGAATGTGGCCTTTGAGCTGACTGCAAATAAATAGAACTATTTTGGAGAGAAGGAAGACTACCCTGGCCACCCCCACCCCAAAATACTGTAAACACCCACCGATGCTTTCTCTTAGTCTCCGAACGAGCATCAGCAAAATCATTACGACCAGCCTGTGAAGCACTGCGATAAGGAGTAGCAAAACCTGGCATCAAATTCTCCTTAGACCGCCACGCCAGCAGCAGCAAGAACTTCTTCACTAGAGAAGCTCTGGTCACTGCGAAGCACAGCAATATTTAAGACGATAAACTCGGCTACACGAACCGGTTTGATAAGAAGAGATACATGTAACTCATTTCTATCAATTCTTCTTGGTGTGTTATTGTTATCATCGCAAATAACACGGAAACCTGTAACACCTCTTCTAGACTGAATATCACCCATGAATCCAGAAACTACAGATGTTACACTAGAGCGAGTAATTACATCATTCTGTTCAAATATGAAATCATTAAGTATACCATTAGGACCAGCTAAGCCCTTCTTAATGAATGACAACAACATGCGAACATTAACACGATCTAAAGCACTATCACGACGCTGAAGAGTTCTTTGACCCCAGACGTGAATGCCCCTCTGTGGGAAGTTAACCAATGTATTAATGGCATTGTTTAAACCGTATAATAGATCTCTCTCACCACGAGTTACGTCAATCTCAAGATCTAACGCTTGACTCAACTTACCTCTACGTAGACCAGCGGGAGCAAACCACTGCTCATTTTCACGCTCTGTGCGGGCAAAAACAGCAGCAACATGGCCAGAAGGCGGAGTAAAGATATTTCCACCATTAAACTGATCGCTTATTTTAACATAAGGATAGTAAAGAGCGCCATAACTGCTGTCAAGAGCAATCTGAAGATCATTAAACAGAAGACCATTATGCCAGTCGACAGCTTGCTGTGCATTTAACCCAAATGGTGCATCAACAAGATAAAGAACATCACCACGTTGAGTAGCAATGCTTATGCCTGCAGTTATAACAGCACCACTGCTAAACCCTGGAGCAGATAAGAGGCTAATGTTAAACCGTTCTGGATCAGAGAACTTAAACAAACCAGTCTGCAATGCTGGGTTGCCAATAACTGCTCGGTCTAATTCACCACTGAATGTAGGATCATTAGGAATACCATTTGCCTGCCCAGCGAATTTTCTATTGAAAAACGCTGCTGGCTCACGATTCTCAAAACCACTGCTAGTGGCATCACCACCAAGGAAATCCGGTCTATTTATCCAGTTTATAAATTCATTACCATTAACGCCACCACCAGTGGTTCCTGGATTAATCTGATCGCCAATATAAGCACTGCTTGAAGGATTAAAGCTGATGTCATCCAAACGGAAAATCAGCACATTCTGATCATCATATAACTTAACGGTAAATCTACCTGGCTCTGTGAATTCTCCCTCAAAACGTTCCAAATCAATGATATAATTGTTAACCCAAGTTCCAGGAGAAGTAGCAACAAACCACCCAACAATATTCTCATAATACGCACTATCTAAAACACACTGAGCACCACCAGGATTTTCTTCACATGATAACGGAGTTTCCTCTGTTACTTCACCGCCATCAGGCAAAACAGTCCTAGAATCGAAAAATCCTCGGAAATTTTCAGTATAAGGGAATATAAACCCAACTTCTTCAGCAAACCGAACTGAAGAAATATTGCTACCATTAGCTAAAAGCTTTAATTGATCAAACTGATGATCAACAGTTGTTTCAACAACCAATACTACATCACCACCAGGAATTGTCAAAGGATAAGAACAAACAAGAGTATCACCAGCAACAGTGGCTGCCGCATTGATTGCAGAAGCGATAGTAGCTGCTGGAAGATCAAAACCAGTAGGAATAGTAGCTGTAAACTGCGTTTTGCCAGTATTAGACTCAACTTGGAATACTGCAACATTATTTCCTGAAGTTATATCAAATACTTCAGGCTGAATTCCTGCCAAGTTAGATCTTGGTATATCAAACGCATATAGACTCTGACCAATCTCTAGCGCGAATGCCTCAGATCCAGCCAATTGAATAGCATCACCGTTATTCTCAGTCCTAAAGCATATCGTATCGCCATCAGCAACAACCGTATAATCCTCAGCAGAAAACCCAGTAATTGCCGCAATATCAGACACTAAGCTGTCAACATCAGTATAATCGCCAGTAATGCTGAATGTTTCAACATCAGTTAAATCTCTGAATCCACAACGAGATACACCATCAGTGACATTAAACGAGAATGAACGATTATCAGGCTCAACTTCAAAACGGAAGCTATCATTGACATCCAAAACACCAGCCGACACTACAATTTGTAAAACTATTCCATCACCCAAAGAAATATCTTCACTAGTTCCAGTGGTAGTACTCTCAACAATAGTTCCAGAGTCAACCTCAAGACCATCAGAACTACGAATTACAGAATATTCAGCACCATCCATAGAACTGCCAGTAACAGTTGGAGCAGATGTGATAATTACTAAGAACCCATCATCTATGGGAGCAGTATAATCAGTGCCAGTAAAAGTAAGAGTGGCAGCAGTTGGCCCAAAAGTATCGTCATTTATTATAGAGTCATTAAATTCAACAAAGGTTATCGACTGATCATGGAAGCTAAAACCACTACCAATATCGCGACTGCAAATTTTTCCAAAATCTATATTCTTAAATATGGGAACTCTGCCCCATCCTTTACCTTGATTACCAGAAGTATCTATGCAGATATCACTTAATTCTTCTACTTGACCTTCCTCGCATTCCACACCTACTCTATTGACCCAAGCTATATTGCCCTCTTCGAGATATGCCACAACAGCATAACCAAGAAAGCTCTCAGGGAATGGGTTACCAAACGCATCAACAAACTGCTGTGCATTAGTTATAACCTGCGGATCATTGACAGGACCCTTACTGGCAGTGCCAACAAAAGCCGGTATTATACCACTTGAGCCCCCTGGTAAGGAACTAAGATCTATTTCATTAACAAAAACCGCAGGGCTTAAAAACGTTGTCATTGCTTGCTCCGTAACTTTTCGTTATTTTTGCTGAAGTAACTATTCAGTGTCTATTGTCTTAGGCCCAGAGTCTCCCTTATTTTTATTATTTTTATTTTTAGCCTTAGAAGAAACATTTTTAAAATTCTTATTATTGCTATTCAGATCAACCTTGTTAGATCCAGGAAGAAATTTCTTATACCCCGCTTCAATTTTTCCCACCTTATGTGTAGAGATCATTCTTCTCTTGCGTAAATTAACTATTTGCCCAGGTATTAATCTATACTCCGGAACTTCTACAGACTGCCCAGGACCAATAAACATAGTGACCTGATTTACTGCATCTTTTGATGCTCTACCATATACTTGTAATGGTACTGGTTGAAATTTAGTAATATTTCGCACCTTAACTTTATTATGTTCTAATTCCCTTTTCTTCCTCTTCTGCTCTTGTATTTCACGAACAGTTAAAGGTCTATCCTTAATCATGCTGATCTCCACTTGTGTTGATTGATTGATCACGTATTACAGCGAATGTTTCCCCTGGAATTTTGATTTCATTACCTATACCACCAACACCCTCTTTAATTGATAGTGGCTTGGCCAATATATTCGGCACAACCTTGGTTGGAGTTGGAAGCCACCCTTCCATACTAATAGTTATAGTTTTTCTAATATATTGTCTTGTATTGGGATCAGTCTCTAAATCACTATTATCTGCACTATTTATTGGGTTTAATATTACTTCATGAGCCATTCCCATAGATCTTTCTTCCAAAAAGAATGATCCAATAGGATTAAGTTTAGAAATTATTGAAAACAACGCATACTCAGCTTCACTCTTATGTTCTGACATGATATCTAAAGTATAATTAATCAAGTACGGTATAGGCCTATACACCAGTTCAGACTTTTTACCACAATTAAGCATATGCCTAAAAATATGTCTAATTGGAGGACTATATCTTTTATTATCATAATTTTCGTCAGTTCGAGTGATAGCTAAAAATGGCAACTCAATTCTGCCACCACGTAAATGTTGGTCTGAATATATTAAAGTGTCAGGGTCGGCTGCTGAAATTCTAACTGGTAATATCGTATAATGCTCTAATCCAGACCCAGTAGGAATACGTATTCCAGAAAAATAATTCTTAATTCCCCTATCCATCAACTTAAAGCCAACTGGGTATGTTTCTCTAACATCCTCTACAAAATTAACATCAATAATGTCATCGTCACTTTTGCATGGGTGACAATTTTCTAAATTTCTTTCATCATTGATGCGAGCACCGGGATCACCAAGATTATCTATTATTGGTGTTTCTCTTTCTCCGGGTAAATTATTTTCAATTTTAGGTTTAGGAACAAAGCTTTGTTGTTCTTCTTGGCCGGTATTAAAAGATTTAAAATCAAATTCATGAATAGTCATCTTATCGACTCCAGCCATTTATCATTGCTGACTTCATTATAAACTTCATCAAAATACACTTTACCAGTCTGATATTCTTGCAAGTCATCTGTAATAAACGATATCCTATCAAATGACCTAGAAATTTTAGAACCATCTATGCCTTTTTCCCTAAGTCTGTTTTCAAAATCATTTATTACATTTTTATTAAAATCACGCAATACCTTAGATGTCTCATTCAACATCTGTTGTTTAACTTGGTCCCAATTAGTCTGTATTTCAACCATTATTATAACTTTGAATCATTCATTACAACTACGAAGAAGGCCGAACAGTAAAATTGCCAGTCAACAATTCTACATATACAACCCAATACAGCCAACGATAATTAAAACTACCAGCATCAGCCCCACTAATAACACGGAACTTATCGGCTAGTCCTAGTTGACCATCAATGAACTCAGTATTTTGTGTCTGTATTAAAGTATTATGTGGTATCTGTATTACATCACCACTTCTAATCAGTCTAGGACCAAACAGCGACAACAATTCAGCACGAGAATAATTAACTTCAAATTTTGAATTATTCTCAATACCAAACTTATTCAATGCAACACTCATCTTCTCGGGGACAAATTGTCCTTTTATATTAACAGGTTGATCATAAATCGGATTAGCATCTTCTTCCCATACATCATCTACGCTACCAAGATCATTAGTGCGCAGATATACTTTAGTTAAAGCTCCTGACTCATGAATATGGTTAAAAGCCTCACGCTCCATGAAAGCTATGTCCGGATTATTTTGATCAAATATGGAGATTAACGATTTGTCCGGATCTCTGTGATCTGGCTGCTGATCTATGCTGCTATATTCTTGAAAATCGCTCATGCTAACCCACTTTCAAAATCTTGGAAATCACACTGGCCAAATTGATTAAAGTCATTGTTTTCTTCCGCCAATGTTGAATTTTCCAAAGGTGTTAATGATAATCTTGCATGATCCTGTAATATTTTATAATAATCTCTTATACAATTGCTTGGGCATGTATTGCCATCTGGTGGAGGCCCACTAGGAAGTTCAAACCACTTATCGAATCCAAAAGATCCAGCAGTAGGGCCAGCATTATGGGTAATAACAACTTTAGACTCCGGTATCAATTCCAAAGCTACATCTAGATCTATGTATGTATTAGCACCCTGCAAAGCAATTGACAAATTATTAGTCGTTTGTTCCGATAGGGGTTCAAACATTGGCACCCTTAGCTTATTACCAATAACCAGCAAACGATTTTTTATGACTATTGTCATATATTAAATTTGAAAATCATTGATGAATACTAAAAAATTTATCCAAAAAGCAAAAGAGATTCATGGTAATAAGTATGATTATTCTAAATCTATCTATACAAAATACAAAGAAAAATTAACAATAACATGCAAGAAGCATGGGCCATTTCAACAAAGTCCAAATGCTCATCTAACATGTAAAAATGGATGTTTCAAATGCCATATTGATAAAATAAAAAAACAAAATTCCAGCACCACACAACAATTTATCCAAAAAGCAAATAAGAAACACAATAATAAATACGATTATTCTAAAGTAAAATATCAAAACAACTTAACTAAAGTTACCATAATATGTCCATACCACGGTGAATTTGAACAAACACCACAAGGGCACCTCAGAAACAACGGTTGCAAAAAATGCAAATATGACTTATTATCTAAAAAATTTTCTGATAATAAAAGTAAATTCATTCATAAGGCCATCCAGATTCATGGTAATAAATATTATTATCATGAGGTTGAATATACAAATAGTAATACCAAAGTAAAATTAATATGCAAAAAACACGGAGCATTCAAACAAAGGCCAGCACGCCATCTTGTTGGAAATGGATGTCCAAAATGTCATTATAATAATGCTAGCACAAGATTATCACTAGGAATTAAAAACTACATCCAGAGAGCATATCAAGTTCATCAAAATAAATATCAATACAGCATAACAAAATATGCTAAATTAAAAGACGATATTACAATAACATGCCCATACCATGGAAATTTCACACAAAATGCTGGTGTCCATTTAAAAGGATCAGGATGCCAAAAGTGTAATATATCATCATGCCACTCATTTATATGTAATTATTTAAGCGATAGTAATATTAATTACGAAATAAATAATAGAGTTATAATACATCCTAAAGAACTTGATATAATAATACCAAATCATGATTTAGCCATTGAAATTAATGGGATATATTGGCATTCATATAACCATTTAGAATCCAAACAAGATAAAACAAAACATTTAGAAAAAACCAAAAGATGTGAAAAATTAAATATCAGATTGATTCATTTATTAGATTATGATATAACAAATAAACAGGAAATAATACTTTCAATATTAAATAATAAACTAAAATTAATAAACAATCAGATACCTATTGAACAATGCGCAGTAAGACCATTATCGCCAAAAGAATCAAAAAAATTTCTAAATGATAATCATATCCAAGGATACATCGGATCAACAGCGAAATATGGTTTATTCTATAAAAATAAACTAGTTCAGTATATTGGATTAACTAAAAAACAAAACATGTGGGAATTAAACAGATTGGCAACACAACTAAACACAACAATTGCAGGAGGAGCCAATAAACTATTCAAAGAATTTCTAAACAACCATAAACCAAAACTTATTATTTGTTATGTTGATAGGCGATATCATAGCAGCACAGACAATAATATTTATAAAAATCTAGGATTTAAATATGCCACAAACACTAGCCCAAATTATCAATATGTCAAAGGATCAAATTTGTACACCAGGAAACAATACCAAAAACATAAGTTAAAACACAGATTGAATAATTTCGATACAAATTTGTCAGAAGCACAAAATATGTTTAACAATGGATATAGAAGACTATGGGATTGTGGCAATATCAAACTAATATGGTGCACAAATTAGTATTCACTTTTGGCTACCTCTAATATCATCATTACCAAATGTATTCAAACGATGAAAATTAGAAGATCTACCAAAATAAGATTTATCTAGTTCATCCCCTAAATCATCTTCTAATTCTTCAATACCATTTTCATTTGGTTCTAAAGCCAAGGAAGATAATGGCTTATCGGTGAAAAGACTTCCCAATACTTCACGGTGGTGTAGTACCGGCCGTCTATCATTTTCATTTATATAACATAGTCTCATTTATTAATATATTTGATAAACCTATATTTCTTTAAAGTTTTAATTTGATTTAATCCAAACATGTTGGAAAATTCACATTCCTTCATTCCCAAGCATTTAGCATTTTGCCAAATAGTCTTCTTATGCCATCTCATTCCATCTTTTTCATAAAAATATGATTCCCTTGACATACCATCGATCTTCCAATTAGTAGCCCTGTATATTGTTCCAACATGCCCCTCTGTTTGATCAGCAAAAGTCAATAAGCAACAAATATCCGAATTATTGATAGAAAACAACTTTTCAAACCTTGAAAGTATAAATGAAGCTAGGTTTTCTGATCTATATGATCCATTTATGCAGAATCTAGACAATTCTCTAATCCTATTTGAACTAATGCCAAGTCTGTCGGCTGATTGCTTCCTAGTCACTGATGAAAACACCGCAACAGCTATTAATTTATTATTATAAAAAGCACCATAATAATCACCTTTTCTAGTTTTCCTATGATAATGGTAAGACCTGCAAAATAAATCAGCCTCACCATAAGAAATTCTACTGAATGTAATTTTTGATTTATCGACCGTAATAACTCTAAAGCACAACCATGAATTCAAAAGATCATATAAAGAGCCATTAGATTTGGCAAAATGCTCCCACAACAATTTAAAATCATACTTGTTCTTTAAATTATTCAACCAATAATCGTATTTGTCTTTATCTCTGATCACCTTCTTGTCACAATTCAAATGGTAAAACAGCCCATTAACTTCAACAAGTAATCTATCATCAATTAAAAAATCAAACTCGTAGCCACCATGCACAAACTTTTCATTTTTAATACTATTATCATCTAGAATAACCTTTACTATCCTTTCCAATGATGATCTATAATTATTCTTCTCCCAATTCACTAACGACGCTTCGGCCATATTTCTTCTGTCTATGCCATATTTAATAAAAGCTCTTCTAACAACCTCTTCATCATAAGAATAAAAATTAGATATGTCTGTTATTGACCATTTTTTATTATGGTACAGATCATGTAAATGGCTGTGGTTTATAAATTCTGGTTTAACCTTTTCATAAATAGAACAAAACCTATTTGATATATATTGTTTATCAATAGTTCTCTTGTTGTTTATTAATTTGCGAACTGAAGGCTCAGACACACCAAATTCATTAATTATCTGATTTATTGACATTCCATCATGGTACAACTTAATGATGTTATCATCGTTATACTCATATCTATTTGACGATTTATTAGCATGTTGAATATTATATTTAGCAATATATTCGCTAGAAGATAAAACATCTACTCCAGCTTTATTCAACTTACGTTTTATAGTTAATTTCGAAGTATTATGTTTACGTGCAAGAGATCGTAAAGATTCACCGTTCAAATAATCTTTTTTAAGATCGTCTAAATCTATTGGGATGAATTCCACAGTATATCTATATACCACAAAGACTACAACTAATAAGGATATATGCCAGGTGGCTCTCCGAACTTGATAGCATCTTCTTCAACCCTACGTTTCTCATCCCTTCCCCAACTTAATAAATCCTCCCCATTGAACGTAGTTGTGCCACCGTCGGGTGTCGGGAGAGCACGTCTTGACCTGGTGTGACCAATTATCATAGATGCTTCGGCAATCATATATCTGCGCAATAATTCCCTAGCCCATGGTGTTCTAAAACTCTCAACGCATGGAAAATACTCAACAAAAACAGGGAAAGTACCGCGTGGTATCGGTAAAAGCCTTATTTTATTATTACCCTTTACTTCCCATCTTCCTTCTGTTGCTAGAATTCTCTGACTGAACTTGCGATAATGTTGAATTAAATGATAATCGAGAAGAAGGCCTTGTAACCCGGTTATGTTTCCTATGTTGAATAAAAACGACTCTGCACCAAAAATATCACCAATCCTGGTAACCGCTGGATCCCATTTTACTTGTTTGATCCAATAGGCATTAGGTGGCAAATCATACTCATTAACCAATGGCTTGGTATAAAAAGTGGCAATCTGCTCCTCGAACGGGAAAAATCCGGCTATGAAGTCACCAGCACTTCTAAATATTGTCTCAAATTGTTCTTCTGTTATCTCAACTCTTACATTAGGATGACCAAAATGAGCTAATACTTCAAGCTTAGTCGGATTAGTATTCAATTTCAATACAGCGCCACAACCTTGACCACCAGGCCCATTTGGTCCACAAATCATAATTTATTTTTTATTTTCTCCAAATAAATCTAAAATGGCCAGCATCCCACAGTCTTCTATAATCATTATTGAACATATTCTGTTCAACAGATAAATTATGATCAAAATTTTTTATTCTATCATCTAGTTTATGTTCTTGAAAATACTGCCTAGAATAAACATTATTATTTTTAACATAACAAAACATTGGATCAGTAATTCCATCAAATTCAAACCCCAAAATCGTATACAAAACACCAAATGAATACCTTCTATCGGCATATGCTACTACAACATCAGGATCTACAATCTTCTTAAAGTATTTTAACATTTTACTTGTGCCACCAACAACACTAGTATTCAATTTTGCAGAATATCTATTAATTTCCCATCCATATTTGTGATTATTATTAAATCTTATAGCACAAACTAAATCATCATTATCTACCAACTAATTTGCCAATAGCTGATTGACTTAATTTATCTGTAATGTATTTGTCATATAACCAATTATAGTAATCTAATTTAGAAATACCATTTACAATATGACTTTTCATTCATCATTAAATACATCACATGCTAATACAATTTAATTTACGTGTTTAAATTACCACGTTCCAAGAAGAACTGTAAATTTTGCGATCCAAGAACGAATAATTCATTAACGCCAATACCCTGAGGTCTATCATCGACAGGAATATTAGGATCAACTATCACTCCCAATGAAGGAAAATCATCTACTGGTTTAAAAATATCAACAGCAGCAACACCATCAACATTCGATATAGCTCTAATTAAATCACTCCTATTAAATCCCTCACCCATTTCAATCTCATTTATGTCAAAAACATTTCTTATAGCTAAACCCACTTGTTCTTTCACTAATGTAGCATCAACATTTCTAGATACTGTTATAGTAGCCGTTATATCAATAGGTCTTATACTCCCATCCAATACTCTAACCTCATCAGTAAACACATTTATATCTTCAATTCTTGTCTTTAAAGCTTCTTTTAAACCACGGCTAGGTGCTATTGGTATGTCGTCATTCTCCTGCAAAACATATAACTCGACTATATTTCTATTAACATAATTACCAAGCAAATAATTTTTAGCTTCTTCTTCTGTTGGGGCTGATCTTATTGCTTTAATGATTTCATCAACATCATTGTCAATACCAGTTCTTATAGATACAGAAGCTTTCTGAACAGATCCAAAAGCAGGATGCACAAAAGTTTCAGAAACTGATATATAATCTTCTGATGTTGCAACATTATCATGAACAGCAAATGTTCTCGGAGCCCTCTTTTTAGCGCTTCTCAATGATTCTATATCCTGACCACCAACTGATGGTTCAAGATTCCTAAAAAGAACAGTCTGAGTTGCAAATCCATCCTGTGATATAGGCCTGGTTTCATTTATTATACCAGAACCTATACGACCCCTTATGCCGCCGCCTGATCTGTGATTTACTGTTATTACCTGTCCAGATATTGGTATCTTACCATTTTGATCATCACCAAAAACGACCCTGATTCTATCTTCTAAAAATCTAACTTCAAAAACCTCATCATTTGCATCAGACTGCTCTATAAAATCAACTCTTGACCACATAATAGAAGTTGAACCACTAGCAATTTCAACCGTTATTGGACTTTGCAATATGCTAGAGCCAACAATATCGACAAATTGATTTGGCTCACCATTGCTTATTTGTGTTATTGGAGATGCAAACCTTCCTTCAACAGCAAAACCAATAATCCCACGCTTTCCTTTTGGAATTACCAGATTAGTATTATAATCACCCGGTGCACTATATAATTCATATACAATAGGAGAACCATCTGGACCAGAAACAGTAAAAGCCAAACCAGCAGGTATTGACACATCAAATGCAGCTGGAACGGCCAAACTACATTCAACATTAACAGTAGCTGCTGATGCTCTACGAATAGACTGGCCAATTAATTCTAAATGATTAGAAACTGCTGTTCTAGACTGCGCCGTAGGCAAAAATGACTCGTCGGCTATAATGTCAGATCTTTCTGAAATAGCATTGCCAACAGCGGACACTATTTCTAGGAATAGAATAAATCCATTACTAACAGTGAAATCATTAAAGTCATCGGGAAAATAAGTTCTAACGTATTCAACACCCATTCTCCTGAGAGCTTCAAAATCCAGGGCAGAAAAATCAATACGACGTAATTTACTAGGCGGTAAACTTACACCTATTTCTTCTGGACTAATCGGAAGATCGATAATGGTATTAAATTCATTCATGATGTTGATCCTAATGGATTTCTGGTAGAATTCTGACCAATCGAACCAGCTATTGGAACCATAAACCTAACTAACAAATCTTTAACATTAGTTGCATCTAAACTTGTTCTTCCAAATATTTTAACAACAACAGAATTTGGGCTATCATTAGGTTGGCTAATGTCAATATTGTTTATTATTATTCTAGGATGATAGATTCCAGCTTGTTCTACTATTGAGCTTTCTAATTCAGTTCTAGACTGGGCATCATTTTGCTCAAACAGAAAATTAAAAACATTACCACCAAACGAAGGCCTAAAAACTCTCTCTCCCTTATTTGTCAAAATTCCCTGAATGAAATTGTTCCTTATTAACCTACTATCTTCTTGTCTTGGTAAAACTTGAGAAGTAGAACCTAGTATAGTATTTCCACGAAAAAATGGGAAGCTAGGACCATACCAAGTTGCCATTATCTTACTACCTCACGAACTTTCTGCAATTCACTTCTAAGATCGCTTAAAGATGATTGCAAATCACTACGAACCAATAACAATTCATTCTTCTCATCGTCTAGTTTATTTAAATTATTTTTAACTTTTTGTGCTTGCACACTATTATCACCAAGCACAAGAATTATATTATCCAGCAATGACTTAGAATTATTTATATTAGATTGATTTCTACGAATAGACTCTTTATTAGTGTTCAATTCTGAACTTACTTCAGCTATTCTACTAGTTATTTCATCTATACGCTTTTCTGAAGCTTCTCTTAACTGAATATACTCGTCTTCTGTCAATCCAGCAGATTCAAAATCAATAGCTTTAAGATCTTGTCTAATTTGTTCCACAGACAGGGCGAATGGGTCACTAGTTGTCGTGTCAGTATCACCAAATTCTAACACATCGCCAATATCAAATTGTAATGTTCCACTACCTGTTATAGCTGGTCCAGGCACAGTTACATCGTAAACTAACTTACCTAAAAATGATCTCTTTTGACCCTTAGTGAATACTCTATCAGGCTGCTTCCTGATAATTTCTGGAGATGGTAACTGTACAAATGTGCCGGATGATCTAGGTGGGCTATTATTAGAAATAGTAAAAGTATAATTGCCAGAATCTGTAGCAGATTTAGGTATTATTGAATTATACAGACCAGTTGGAGCAGTGATTATCATTAAATCCCCGTTATTACATTTTCACTAACTTGATTGAATGGAGTATTGAATACTGCACCACGATCAGATGGAGTAAGTGGCAATTCACGAGGTGGAATATATGGAGCAGCAGACCCACCAGATGGCGATGGTGATCCAGCACCCCCACCAGATTCACAACCAGGGTGAAATGCTAAAACCTTGGATGCCCTGACATTCCCGGTAGTACCAATACCCGACCCATTAACAACAAATTGACCACCACCAGCATTAACAACAAATTGACCACCAGCCTTTGCTGTTATATTATTTGCTGCATCTAGAGCAATATTTGAATCAGATTTAACTTCAACATTACCAGTAGCATGTATTTGTACCTTACCTACTTTGTTTCTTATCAATATGACTTGATCATCATCACCTATAGTTATGAATTTCTGTTCTCTAGAATCATGCCATGATGTGTGACGCAAAGTGCTATTCATTATCAATGCACGATTGTCCCTATCCATCATCTCAGTCCAAACAGTATTGCCATTTCCCGCAAATCTAGTCTCAAATCCCTGGCCAGAAGTTCTACCACCTGGAGTCTTCATTCTTATATAATTATTAGCTAAGTCTAACTTACAATGATAAGTATCATTTTCAGGGTTGAAAGACATGGAATTTGCTAAAGCAAATTCATTTTCTCTAAGTTTACTCCATTCTCTGCTGATTTGTGATACAGTATTAGTGCACATCATCATATAGTCATATCTATCATTAATCTCAAATATTTTAGATTTTGGAGAATACATCAATGAATGATTTAAAGAATCTTTCTCATTAACCTCCCATCCAAAACCCCTATTATCCCTACGACCTTTTATGAGCCACCCATTACCCCTTGGAGATTCTAATCCTTCGGCATCATTCGAATCAGACCCACGATCATCTAATACAAACTTGAAACCATATCTAGTAACAAAACGTAATTGGCGACCATCCCTACCTTGCCAATCATCATCTTCAGAGTCAACGGCCCCACCGATCTCTTCTATTCTATTGCGCCTAATAAATACGTCAGATGCTGGGTTGGCACCCATATCCATCATCTGAATTAAATGACCACCTTTAGTTCTTAATTTTACCCACCTTTCATCACGACTACCAAACCGCGACTGTTGTGAAGAACTACCAAACCAGTCATCAGGTCTACTGCTACTACCACTAGGACCAGCGGCTGACCAGCCAACATCACGCATTTCAAATTTATGGCCATAACCGCTTCTAAACTCTATCCTGCGTTGATCTCTATCGGAACTATTTGGTGACCCCTCATTTAACGTTCTAATTAAATTTCTAACTCTTATTTTCTCCTTTTCATGATCCTCATCAAAATTACCAGAAAATTCTGACTGCCAATCGTATCCTTGGTCGCCCAGCACCATATAATGGCCATACTTACTAACATTGGCTATCATCTTCCTGTCAGGCTCATTTGCCCTAGGTGAAGATCGTTGTCCTTGAAATTCTGAATTTGCTATGCCATCAACACCAACTGGCGCAGGAAATTCAGAATGCTCACTAGGAAAATAACCAGTCTCATCCAATACAAGCATATTTCCATAACGATCACTAATGCCTAATGAATAAGGTCTTCCATCCTTAGGATAATATTCTTCATAATCTATGGGATCATCGCCAACAGGTTTTCCTTCCTGATCAACAAACACCTGTGTCTTCTGGAATAAGGCATGTAATTTATAAAATCTACGTCTAGTCGGTTCTGCGTGTCCTAGCCAAATAGGTGCATAAAAATGTTGCTTTTCAAAAGATATCCAAATAATATCGCCAATCTTTGGCGAAGACCAATATCCACAACCTTTACCACCATGTGGAAAAAAAGGAACAGCCCAAGGACAATCTTCAGCTTTCAAATTAAAATCATGCTGTTCCGGCATTTTATATCGCACGCGGTGCATATTCAAAGGATCGTTAGTTTCAACAACTAGTGCACGATATATTCCTTTATATCTATCATAAGCAGACTTTTGCTTACGATCATAAGCAAGTTTGTTGTATATATTATGGAGATTGTCGTTAATAGTCATGTTTCACTTATATTTTATGTATCTATGATACTTAGCCAAATATTATACCAAAAAACGAACGAACGTAAAAGCATCGTAATTTTAGTATTTGGGAAAAAAGGAGATAAATTATCCGCCATACTTAATGAAGCAATAAGCAAAAAAGAAGCTGAAATAATAATGAAAAACAACACCAAATTAGATAGCTATAATTTAAGAAACAAAATATTATGGGCAAAGAACAATATTCCATCAGCATATAAAAAAGGATACAGAGAATTTATCTTAAAGAAAATAACAATTCAAAAATCTTATTCGTTAACCAACAAAAAGCAAGTCAAATAATAAAATTCTTACCATTTATACCATTAAATACATCTTTCATTGTTAATTTTAAATTGTTCTTCAAAATATATTCTCTAGGATCGATACCAATCTTCTTCAAATCATTCCAATCAATATCTGGTCTATTATCAATTATTGGCGGTAAACAATAATAAACATCAAATTTCTCTTTCCTTAATAACAAAAAATCCTTTTGTACTGATGAAATGCCAGCCGAATCATTGTCCGGTGCTAATATTATTTTACTAGGGCGCAACGATTTCAATAATTTAACTTGCCCAGATTTTAAAGAAGCGCCACCAGTAGCAACACAATCGTCACCTATCGATAAAGTATTGAAAATAGACTCAGTAACAATTACAAAAGAGTAAGGCTCAACATTATCAAATCCATATAAAAAATCACCAGCACTCTTATTAGATGAAGGTGGAAACTTAAAAACTTTAGAAAGCTGATGACGCATTTGCCAAAATACTATCATTCCATATTCATAATAAGGGACAATAACTGATGTACCAAGATAATGAATATTAGCTTTAATAATAGAATATTCACTCAAACACCTTTCTTTAACCAAATAATCCATAACCATACTACGCATTCTAGATCCAAACATCTTTTCATCTCTAATAGAATAACAACCATTAGGTAAATCAATTTCATCTTCTATATCATCATCTTCATCGTCACAATCATTTTCAATAGACTCATATATTATATTACTACCACATATATCATCAATTGCTTCTGATATCGATATACTTTTATATTTAGATACGAACCTTACAAAAGTACCGTCGTATTGCTGATGATTTGGTCTAAAGTCATGTACTAAAGATTTTTCCTTACTTATTTCCATACAAAATTTTGAATCACCATCTGGATTGCAAATTCTAAATTGGCCTCTTAGATTTTTATAATCAATGCGATTATGCTTAAACCAATTCTCTATTTGCTCAGCAGTAGGATTAACAAATCTTTTTCTTGTTTTAATATCCATATACTTAGCCATTATATTCGTCCCCCATTATTTCTCTTAAAGTGTCATCACCAAATTTATTGATCATCTTCATTCTCATTAAATAATACTCTCTGATACTTAAAAGATCGTCACTTTTTAATTCACAGACCGCCTTCATACATGATTTAGATAATGAAATAAAAAAATCAGGAAGTTTGTTTCTATCCCTCAATAATACTATATTGTGGGATCCGTGCCTATGCTGTTTCTTAATCAGCATTCTCACAGGATTATTAACATCAATTGTAGACAGCGATTCTTTAATAGTTATCAAGTGTTCATCAATATCCTGATCATCTTTTTCAATCTTTCTTATGCACACATCAATTATATCACTTCTACTCAATAGTGCAGCACCCTTATTCAATATGCCATTATCCTTAGCAAAAACAACCATTGATCTCACAACTTCCTTAGCCCCATCTAAATCAAGTCCATTACGATAGCATTTATCAACAAAAGAATTAAACCACCGATAATGATATGTGTCAGTTATATCTTTTGCTTTAGCAAACTTAAATCCTTTTCCAGCTTTTTTCATTGAATTTTTAAACTCTACAGCAACCCCCAATACATCTTTACGAACTGTGCTCACGTATATAATATACTATGGAAGACGCAAAAAATGACATGGACAAATTTAGAAACGAATTTGAGGAGTTAGTAAAAAAATTCAAAATCGAAAAATATGTATTAGTGTACGACGACCCAACATCAGAAGAAGAAAAATTATCAGTATTATACAAACCGCAAGACATAATGGAAATCACAAGGTTATTAAAAAATACACACAGTCAATTTTTAAGACAAGTCATGATAAATGTTGGTGAAGTCAACTAAATTCCGATATTCTATCATTAAATCTTTCAGCTATATTAGTAAATCCAGTTGCTATACAAATGTCTCTCATTCTATGATGATATGTATGTTTATTTAGTATTTCCGTTCTAATTCTTTTTGCTACTTCTTTGCCTTCATGAATATAATCCGGATTGCATGAATAATTTACGATTTTACTGTAATAATCATTGGGATCCTTGGCCATTACATGCTCATCACAGTAACGGTTGAATCCTTCTATCTTATCTAAAATAGGTAGAGATCCACACAACGCCACCTTAAAAAATCTTTCAGGTATATCAATACCATATTTTGTGGTATGTGGTTCACATACACACGGGCCAACCATAGCAGAACTTAAAAATGCCCTACCGCTATCATTTACCGGCAAAATGCCACGGTATTGATTGACGCCATGCCACCCACCCCATCCTCTAATAGCTATTTTATCACCAAGCTTATTGATTGATGGAAGAAGCCACTTGTTGATATTATTTGCTTTATAGCCCCACCTACCACCCAGAAATGCGACTTTATAATCACATTCTTCTCTTTGTGGGTAATATTCAACAATATCTCCAGCAGTTGGACACCCAACAAACTTAGCAATACTTAACCAATTCCTCCAGTATGTTTTATAATCTTGTTGTAGTCCATACCCAAAAACTATGTCTGGCTTCTGAGACTTAACCCATTCAATAGCATCAAACGGCTCATTTATATCAACACCAAACAATGGTGTAAGCCTATCCCCAAATGGATTGACATGTATTGCAACCTTAGGGTTTACTCCAGCGGATCTGATATTTTGCCTATGGCCAGAACACCCAATATACAAATCAGGATTAAAATCATGGGCAGTTTTGAAATCGCCATTCCAATATCTAGCATCAACACCAATATCATTAAACGAATTGATGTAGCCCTTTGTTATGTATGAAAAAGCACCACCAGGTGGCCTAACTACCATTACTTTCATGAGAAAGTAGACCTCCATACTTGCTAGTGAGATATTTATTTAATCTAGTACACAATTTTGAAATTTTCTCTTTAAACATCATAGTCTGTAAACTCTTATTAATGCCGTGTCTTTCTGTCCACCCATTAGTCCTATCATGCCATAAATGGAATAAGTCTATCGACCTATTGGTATATGATTTAGTTTGTTTTACCATTCTTCTATAAAATTCAGTATCTTCACAATTATGGACAATAGAACCATTAATTATATAAGAGTTATCCTTATCAACTTCCAGGTTGTAAACTGGTTCACTAACAACTCTATTACTTATACTATAGATCTTATTAAACGATACTTCTCTTTGAGCGACATCATCCTTAACCATCCCAGCAACATCAAGATGCGTTTCGCATTGCCTATTAACAGTTAAGATATAATCATCATTTTCTTTAAATCCACTGGTCTTCATAATTCCAAAATTATGACTTATTCCACACTCATTCATCATCATTGAAACGATATTAGCTAGATTGATGCTCCCAGTAGTATAAACTAATCTTTTCTTTGAACCATGCTGCTTGTCTACATCGCCACCAATCAATCCGCAAAGAAGCTCAATCTTTGATTCATTATCTAAGTTATCAACATACCATTTGGCTAATACTTTGTTCCTGGAATTAGATTTTGGAGATACCGCATTAATAATCTTAGCTAACTTGGAACTGAATATTCTTACTTCTCTGCATCCATGTTTAACAAAATGTGACTTTATACTGATAGAAGGGTTTATTATGTCGACTACCTCATAAATCTTTTCCAACAATTGCTCCTCCAATTCATCAATATACAAATAAACTGCTTTATTTAATTTGACAACTCCACCAGCCAAGAATAATCCGACAAACCAGGAAAAATAACCTGAATATAAGCTAATATTTATGTCATTTTTGGACTTATCATCATTCATTATATCGAATAAATTAGAAAACGGAACTAAATCGACATAGCAAGGCTGGAAGGACACTTCCATCCCAATCTTTAAATCTTTCGCTGCAACCCATTCACCATCTACTAAAAACGGGTGCTCATCCGTTACACCACGTATTGGTATCCTCCCAGGAATAAAGACATCAAATACATTGTCATTACAATGCCTTGAATATTTTCTAACTACCCTTTGATATTCACCAGCATGAGTTAATACATAATCATCTTCTTTCACATCTTGGATATCTACTAAACCATCAGATGTAACCACATAATTACCTTCAGTGAAACAACCATAGCCGATAAAATCCTCACAAAATCCACCAATACGAATATAAGCCGACTTCTTGATACCAAAAGATCCACCTTCATAATAACTGACAACACGATCACTTGATACTCTAGACTTATCAATTGATTGATTTTCTACAATTTTATCAGTTGATTCTTTTTCCATATAACAAACTGTAGATCCAATATGTGCAGACTCATGCTCTAATAATAAATCAGCAATCTTTTTAGAATAGTCTGATCTAACTAACATATCAGCATCATGTAAAATCAAATTCTCAAATTTAGATAATTCAACCCCCTTATTGAATGCTGCAGATTTACAGAAATGCATGCCATTAATCCAATTTTTAACTAAAGTATGATCCACACAACCAAATTTATTCAAATCAATTTTCGTTTTATCATCTTGTTCGGCTAAAATAATCTGAATATCTGGGTATCTCTGAGCTTTAATATTATTAATCACAGTTAAAATACACTTTTGTCTACCTATATCTCTAAAAGGAATTATATAAGTAATACCATGAACTATTGAATTATTAGAAGTTTCAACATACACTCTATCTTTAGATATCTCTGAATAAATCTTTTTTGCTTTAGAATAATGCGAATGTTTATTGGGATCGCTAGTAGCATCATCATATATTTTAAAATAAGAGTCAGACCCTTTAACATCAAAATATCCAGGTTGACCATGACAATGTCTAGCTATCCTATCACTATAATCAACATGTTCAAAACCATATACCCCAAATTTCTCATCGAAGTAACCTATCTTTCTAAATGCATCATCATGAATTGCCAATACAGCACCATGTGGTTTTTCAACAACCTTAATCAAGCCATTTTTATCAGGTTTTGGCCTATCAGCTCCGTAAATCCCTTTCTGTCTATAACAAAAGTGCTTCAGTCCAGTATTATCCATGATCTTGAAATAAAAACTATCCCATCCATCTCTCAAAACCTCTACATCATCATTCAGAATCAATTTATATTTAAACCTTGATAGACATCTAAGAATCCTATTAGTATTCGCTGAAATACCCTTTCTCTCATTATGCAAAACAACGATATCTTTCTGATTTTTAAGCCAATCCCAAACTTTCTGATCAGTACTTTCATCACTAACAAAAACAGTAGTTTTATTTAGATCAGTATATTTACGAATGGACTCAATTAGTGGTATCAAAGACTTAAGTCGATTAAAACTAAGAATTCCAACTCCTATATCATTAGATATCGGTATAGAATTCTCTTCTATCCTAGCTATCGAAAAACTAGTTGCACTCGATCTTTTAGTTTGAGATGCCCTACCAACAATTTTGGCAATTTTATTTCTTTTATTTCTATTACCACCAATTGTTATTGTTGCATTAGCTGCTTTGACTGCCTTAACTGCTTTACGAGATACTAATACTTTTCTATCTTCCTTATTATTTCTAACTTTTGGTTTTGCAACACGTCTAAGATGATTGTCACTATTTACATTTACTGTTTTTTCTTTAACTTCCTTTACAATAGATAAATACTTAGGAGCATATTTTTTAAAATAAAAATCTAAAGATTTTTGTTCACCAATTGCGAAATGAACCAATCTGCCATCACGACCTGGAAGCTTGACTGTGTGTCCTTTAATATTTCTAAATACATATTTCATTGTATAATTCCATATTGTGGTCTGATGATACCATTCTCCGTCAAATATCTGAACCTGCTTGGCTTAATAAACTTATTATTATATTTTTTAATGTTATCGTCATCTAAAACAACATGGGTAATAACATCCTGGATTGGAACAACATTTCCAAACAAATCATTAAGCATGCCAGGACCTAAAAATTTATTGGCTGAAATCATTACATCAACCAGTTTACAACCAGAAGATGAAAAATAAAATAAAGCATCTGGTATACGTGCTGACAACATTATCTTTTTTAAATATTCAGACCAATATAAAATATTATTAGACATATCATCTAAATCACTTTTTGAAATATTATCAGATTTAAAATCTGATAATCTAACAATACTATGCTCATTTCTAAAGCCAATGTATAGTGCCTGGCCATCTAGTTTATAAGGCTCTATTATATATACAAAAACACCATTAAAAATCTTTAAATTGTCCTTTACATTATAAAATTCAGGATAATCTACAAAATCAGGTACAGTTATATTCATACATAATAAGTACCACCGGAAACAATAAAATAAGAGCCGATTCTAGCATATTTTATTTTTCTAACATTTATTATTCCAGATTTATATTCACCAGTCACCAATAACGCTGGATTGCCCGATTTCCTAATACTTATGTTATCATCCTTGATTCCATCTATTAGCCCACACCACCTAAATAAACCACCATCCTTGAACACCATATCACCAGTCTTTGGAATCCACATCTTTATGGAACCATACTCAATTAAGTCTACTTGAAAATCCTTAGGCATTACTGCTCCAACGGTATCTCTTCCAGCTTTTTATCATAAGGATAAAATACAACTTTCTTAGTTGGCAAGTGCCAAACTACAGTATAACCCTCTCTAATTCCACCAAGTCTTTGTCTGATAATCCTATCTACCGGCAAGACCATATTATCAATATCTAATTTTGGTATCGTGGCGCTATATTCATCATCGTTCAAGGCATTGTATAACCTATTCCACATCTCTTCTTGTTCTTTTACATGGTTAAAACCATCTATAAGACCCTTGCGGGCATTGGTGTCAGTGCTATGTGACTTAACATTAGTTGAATTTTTAGTGCCATCATCATCAGTCCAATCAACTTTGCCCTCTATGTCAACCTTATTATTCGGTATACTTCTAATGAATGGGGCTACAACTTTTCTAATATCCTGAACACTTTTGATTTCAACAGGAGTAATGTTGTCCCTTGCATTAACTGTGTGGACCATTCGTCTCATTGTCAATCACCTCTATATCTGGTATATTAGTTACTCTGTCATGGAAAACATTAGAAAGTCTGTGCAATATTATGCCATTCAAAAACCACCACAAATAATTATTAGTGAATTCTAAAAAAACATTGGAAATACCACTATGCAAAATTAGACAAATTGGAGAAGGCAAAATCCAAGCAATTAAAAAAGCGACCCAAACAGATGAACAATAACCACAACTTAGCAAATCAGCTATAAAACTACTCCTGCGAGAAAAAAAAGACCTAATTGGCTCAAGTGGGCCAGCATGGAGTATGATTTGATTAAAAGACTCAACAAATACTACAAAAAATACCCACAACAAAACAAATATTATGATTTCTTCAAAATTTCCGTTCGTTTGCATCTAGGACACTCCCATTTTCTTACGTGTTTTTTTGTTTTGGGCGAATAAACCTGTTTATACCCCATCAATATTCTGCACTTTGGGCATACTTTTCTAAGCTTATGATTTTTAATATTTACTCTTACCTTTTTAGAACCACATCCACATCCCATCATGCTCTCCAATAATTACATATTATCTAATAAATTGGTTTGATTTTCTTCATCTAACTTTTCTGGTGATCCATAATTCACTAAATCAGCAATTTTGGCCATGATGTCACAACGCCATGCATTTCTAGGTTTATCTGGATATCGACTATTAATATCATCACATAAAGAAACACATAAATTTTTCAAATTATTAAATTTATCTTCCAGTTCATTTTTACAGTTGCAACGACGGTTAGAACAACTCATGGATATCCTTCCTTTTCTTTAAATACTTCTTCTTCTTGGATTAAGCGATCTCTATGTTCTCTCTCCAAAAGTATTAAATCCCAGCATTTAACTATATCATTTTTATCGATTACAATCCAAAATCCTGGACTACGATGATACACTAAACAACAGCAAACTACTTCTTTATCTTTATCCAAAATAGTTGAATTTTTTATACTAACTGATTCTTGGTATAATGTTAGTGCACTAGGATATGCACCATGCCAGTCGTGTACTGGAACAGAGATATCATTTTGGACCCGATCAACTAACTGTTCCATATCATTATTATGAAAACACCACAAATCACTATTCTTGGAAACTATTTTATTATTTTCCACGATTGGTAATGCCTGTACAGTTGGAATATCATTTGTTTTTTTAATACTTCTCCATAATTTGATAACAGAATGAAAACGCTTATCACGTTTTGACTCTATAAATATTGTCCTGTGTGGTGAATCACTACGTGAAGACCCAGAACTACCACCGCTTAAAGGTAATCTGCCAGACTTTCCTATACCCTTAGCACCAAAAAATACACCTATTCTATTTTCTGCTGCTTTCCAGCTAGACATATATTATTTTTGCTAACTATATTTCAACTAGCCTTTAGTAATAACAAAAGTCTGATCTAAATGTATTAGTTCAAATGAATCGTCATCTTCTTTAACTAAATATTCATGTAATGTTGGAGCAGTATTGCCATTGTTTTTGGCAGCATTTGGTGCTGAATTGTTCTGAAATTCAAAAACCCTCAATTGAGGAGCAGCATTTGACATAACCTGAGCGATTGTTGCTTTGTCCTTGTAAATAATTTTATTATTAGAGTCGACATTAACAAGTCTCATTATTGCAGTTCTAATAGCCATCATATCCTCCGTTTAAATATTTTTGAATGGTTTGACAATTGTTGTCAAATCTCTACTCAACCCTGACACATTATATTTAGATATTAATTTTCTAATCTTTTGAAGATCAAACGATTTGTTGTCACTAACATCATTTACATAACGAATATTTTCATCCAAATAAGGATTGAATGACAAATCTACCAATTTTTTGTTTCTATCAAATAATTCTCTGCCCTTCTCATTTAAATAATCATCTAAGCCCTTATCAATTATTTTATACGCAGTTAGATCCCTCACCAAACGATAATTAGGTATATTGTCAGAAGAATCGCCAGCCAAAGATTTTACAATAACTGGATCATAATCTGGAACCTTTTCTATTTCACATTTTTTATTGCCAGGATTCAAAATATCGACACCTAAATGGTAAGATATCTGTGTAGCGTCACCATCGCTGGTAACAATCAAATTTTTCTTATCTTGATTCCCAACAATAAAGGCATAAATCAAATCATCGGCTTCATTATGTTTTTTAATATATTGAGTCATTGCCATTTGGGCAAAAATCATTACCGCAATTCTCTGGCTATCTTTTAAATATGATTTAACAACATCATCATATAACGGTCTGCCACATTTATATTCTGGATATATTTCCTTACGCCATAAAGAATCTTTAGAAACATCCCAGAATATTCTCCAATGTTTTGGGTTGAATGATCGACGCCACTTATCCATCATTCTTATCATTATTGTGACAGGATGATCTCTAAAATCACTGCTTCGTGAAGCCATCGTAGCTCTAAATACGATGTTTTTACCATCTACCAAAACGTTATCATACATAATTTTAAAATACAGTTTGTGGGGGGCAAAAAAAACCCCCACAAACTTGATTAAAATATTAATCTATTTTATTCAAGCTCTTTAAGTAAATCAGCCATTTCTGGGTCAAGCTCGTCATCGTCATCATTATCTTGTTTACCACTATCATGTTTACTATTATCATCATTACCTAAATCATCTGTTTCATCATCTGATTCTCTCTTTTTCTTGGCTTCTCTCTGTTTTCTTAATTCTTCTTCTTTCTTCCTCTTCTTTATCGCTACATCATCATCCTTAGATTCTTTTACATCGTTGCCATCATTATTTTTACCACTATCATCATCATCAAACCCAGCATCAGATGACCCGCTGGTATCTCCGGACATCTTAGCATCAGCTATCTTTTGTAATTCACTTACGTCAGGGTCAGGGAATCTTTCTGGCACATTGATACGCTTAGACAAAATTTCCTCAATCTCTTCTTCCGAATCAGCAATTGCCCTACTTTTTCCTAGCAACTTAGAGTCATCATAATTATTGTATTTAGCCTTCTCACGTAAAACTATTTTGATAGGGAAGCTATCTTCAGGATCAAAAAATAATCCATAAGCTAACGGGTCATCTTCATCGCCACCATCATCATCTCTATCTAAGGCGTCTTCACATTGTCGGAAAATAGCAAGAGGTAAACGCCAATATTTAACCTTGCCACGTAATTCTTCTGGATTATCTTTATGATCCGCAAAATAAATGTTGCAAACCCTAGACTCTTGAGACAGCCATTCTTTAGCTATCTGCTTTCTAACTTCCTTATCGTCAGATTCTTTCATCAGATCAAAGCCAATAGAACACAATGGGCAATCACCAAGACCCCTAACACGTGGACATTCCACTATTCTATTATTGATGAAGTGGCCACCCCTTTGAAAATAATACAGATCCCAATCTTCCTTACATTCTGAAACATTATTGTCCTTGTCCAAGCATGCATCACCTTTCATCAACGGTGGCAATATATATATTCTGAAATTTAAATCCTTTTCTGCATCATACTTAGGTCTCCATTCATTTGGATCCCTAAACCCGCTTCCTTTCTTAGCTTTGTTGTTTCTCATCTTCTCTAAGATCTTTTTCTTGCTATCTCGTGAAAGAGCCATGTCTTCTCCTCTGGTTGTCTCTATGGTTTCTAGTTTTGAGGTACTCCCTCAAATCTCTGCTCTATAATAAAATACACAAAAATTCCTATAAACACTCATGTGTTGTTCAATTCCGCTCTCTTCATAGCTGCAAAAGATCTCAAATTATCAGCTTTAATTTTTATAGCATCAACAATACCAAAAAGTTTAGAAATGGTAGCGCCAAGCTCTATTTCTTGAGTGTGTAACGACACATATTTTGGGTCGACACTAACCATATTTTCCTTATCATTAACAGTAAGTTTAACTCCTTCTTTAATCAAATCTTTTGTTCCATCCAAAACTTTAGATTTTCTAATATCCATTTTCATTTTAATCACACTGTGTTGCTTTCTTGCTTCTGCCAAAACCGCACTCCAAAAAGCAAGAATGGTTGGAATATTTTCCATGTCATTATCTATATTTTCATAATTAAGTGATAAATCATCAACCCAATTTTTATTTACAGTCTTATTGCCAATAGTAGCTTTAAGTTCTATAATTACATCAGAAATATCTGAATCTACATTCTTCTCCCACCATCTGTTTTTCATGCATGATCTCCAATATTATTGAAATACATTCCCATGTAGTACAAAGTACTACTATCTATACTCTTTGAACTTTTTATATTTACACCATGATTTTCCAACTTCTACCGTTAATGGCATTCTAACTCCCTCTATTGGATTGATCATTATATTTTTTATATCATTTATTACTTTCATCAAACGGTCTTCAGGTGTAGCTACTGTCAACGAGTCATGCTGTTCGGTTATTATAATATTACCGCATGATTCCATAACGTGAGATATTGTATTCTGCATAGCATGGGCAATGCTTCCCTGCAATATGCTATTAAAAGCTCTTCTATCACCTTTTTTTGTATTATCAGTATAAAATTTCCTCCCCATAATGGACTTAACATATTTAAATTTCTCAAGATCACGCTTTTTATCTTTAATCCAAGATGCTAATTTCGGAAAAACTTTCAATATCAAATCATTATCATTCAAAGAATTAACAGCTCTATTCATATAAATCTTGCACTGTTCTCTATCAACTTTATTATCCAAAACTTTTGACACATGTGAATATGGGTCAGAGTCTATATAACATCCCATCAAATCATTGTCTTCAGATAAATACGAAGCAATACGCATATCAGCAGAAATCCAATCGAATTTAACTAATATATTGTTTCTAACATCAGGATGTTCCACCTTATAATCAGAATTTAAACCCTGAACATTAAATAAAACAGTTTTAGATCTGCCACTATATACATCCATCGAATATTTTGGAAATTTTAATATGCCACCAACTACAACACCTCTTTTTTCGATCTCCATATAGGATTCTGCAGCATCAGCCCTAATACTTTGCCACTCTTTACCTATATCTTTTTTATCCAACGCAACTAATTTTAAACCACTCTTCAAATCATTGTATTCTAATGGATAATCATATAAAATCTGCGATCTAGCTACACCGAAATAATTACAATATTTCTTATACCCAACAATAACCAACTCATCCTTATCATCAACAATGCTTGATAACATTTTTTCATTGTTAAGGGCATCCTCAATTGTCAACCCAGAATTATTCTTCCATAAAGTTATTTTCTTACATTTTTTAAAATCAGTTATTAAAGCTTCTTCTGGCCTGCTGTTGCCCCATTTGATAATTAAAACATCCATTAAAAATTTTGTTGTCACCCAATCAAATTGTCAATATATGACCTACCAGCAGCCATTAACATAAAGCGGTCTTTAGACTTACAAACATACTCAGGCATTAATTTATTGATCATACCACTAGCGTC